GTAGCCCAGAGCGAACCGGACGGGCGTATACTCCTTCTCGGGACCGAAGAGCGGATCATCATAGATGATGTTCTCGCCTTCGCCTTTGAGGCGCAGCGGCCCAAAGTCGGAGAGCTTGTAATCGGTGACAGTTTGCTTCCGGGTCGAGCGGATGTTCACGAAACTCGTGTACTCCACCGGACGCTGGGGATACGCCTCGTGCCAAATATTGCTGATTTTCGGCTCCAAGAGCGAGATCGCTTGGGATCGGGTAATCGTCATTTAGCGGCTCCTTTCTCGCTCAAGTCAGGAAGGTGGCGGACGAGGTGCTGTAGATCACCTGCGTCAGCGCGTTGAAGGCCACCTCAACCTGCGAGGTGTCGGCTTGCACCGGCCCCACGATAGTCACCAGAGCGCTGAAACGCGACGCTTGGCCCATCACAGTCGAAGCATAAGAGGCGATGTTCCCGACCTTGTAGATGACCGATGCCTGTCCGACCGAGACTGAGCTGGCGGTCACGCCAGTGGTGATGTCGGAGTAGGCGGTGCAGTTGGGCGCGGGAAGCGCCACGAGCACCGAGTTCAATCCCCCGACCACGGCGGTCGAAGCCGTCGAGTTGGACATCGCGATGCCGAGGCACTGCGAGTCGGTGGACAGATACTCACGCAGCAAGAAGGTGTCGTCGAGATTCAGCAACGCCCCTTTCTTGAACGTGGCGGCAGAGGTCGTGGGGAACCATCTAAGTTCCCAATTGCCCCGCGCTGGAATCAAGCCGTATTCAGGCACTGTCGGTACACCTCCACGACGCTATCGCGAGAGTGGCGCTTCGCATCGTTTTTAAGACTCCCGTTTGACGTAGGGGTCCGCGCCTTTCACGCGCGCACCCACGTCGTGTAAGTCGCCGCGCACCAGCGAGGCGTCAACGTCTTCGTTCATGCGCCGGGTGTAGGCCGCTTTCGCGGCGGCATTCCGCGCGGCACGCTCCCCTGGGGCCACCATCAACACCGTGTCGCCCTTGCGGACGGAGCCGTCGGCGGCGAACGTCGCGCCGGGCGGCAATCCCTTGAGCCACGGTTGGCCGATATCCTGCTTGGTCACGAGTTCGTAGCCGAGGTTGCCCGCGCCGATTTGCTTCCGGGCGTCGGGGTCGCCACGCACTGTGGTGGCACGCACCCACCGGCAGTTCACCGGCAGCGGCTCGATTTTCGCGTCGCGCCGGTCTTTCTTCCCTGCCGCGACCGCGGCAAGCTCCAAGTCGCGGGCGCGCCGCATGTCGCTGAACCCCGGCACATAGGTGAGGTCACGGTCGGCACCGGACACATCGTAGAACTCCGGCGACTCAAAGACATCGCCAAACTCGGTGCGAATCGTGGTGTCTACAAGTGGACGCTGCATCATGCGCTCCTGGCTTTGCCGATTTCACCGACAATCGGGTTGCGCTGGCCTTCAAACTTGTCGAGGTGTTCAAACTGCTTGTAGAACGCCTCGGGGGTCATCTCGTTGGCCGCGCAGAACTCCCGCACAACCTGTTCGGTGACGCCCACAGCCGACGCTCGCTGCTTCCATTCGGCAGGAATCCGCTCGGACTCCAGCGAATGTTCTTTCACGGGGACCGGAACCGAGCCTCCAGCACCACTTGAGCGGATCGTCGGTTCCATAGTGGAAGCGAGTTTCAGCGCCTGTTCACGCGAAATCTCGTCCAGATGGTCTACCTTTACTAATTTAACGACTGTTTCGAGATTGTCAATAGTCCAGAGGTGCTTCGGCACCGAGGCGAGCTTCTGGGAAATCTCCGGGCCGTACTTCTGGAACACGTCGGCGTGCTCGCGGCGGAGCCAGCCGAGATTCGCGCTGGCGCCCAACTCCACGCCTTGATTGATCGCGGGCTGCACTTGGCGCGTCGAGATGTCGGCGAGCATGGCCTTGAGGTCTTTGCCGGTGATATAGTCGTCGTCGCCGACTGTGGGAGCGCCAGAATCACGGACAATGTTACTCGACGCCGCATTGTACTGCGTCTGCACGGCACCTTGTGCCTGTGGACTTGCCGGCGCGCGCTCAAAGGTGTTCACGAGGTTCTGAGCAATCCCAAGCACTTCTTCGGCGGTTTTTCCCCGAGCCCACGCGGGCGCGTTCTCACCGTACCGGAACGGTTCCGGCGCGGGCGGCGTCGTGGACGTAGGAGTCCCACCAGGGGGTGTTGAGGAAGGTGTTTCGAGTGCGGGACTCGCGTTCTGCGGTGGCACGGGAGCGGACATCGTTAATCTCCTTGAGTGATGTGACGGCGGTCAGCACGTCATCGGGGAACTGGTAGCAGCGGCGCAGGGCATACAGCGCACCACAGGTAAACAAGTAGCGATCATGGGGCATGCCCCCGGCCAACTCATTGAATTGGGACTCCGCCAGGGCCTCCAAGGCCCTGGAGTAGTGAGGCCAGTGCGGCGAGCTGGTCAGGGCCTTGAGCGCCTCCACCTCCGTCTCCGAAAGGCCCAGGGGGAGCGCCGTTCGTGGGGTCTTGCGAAGCCATTTGGTCATCCAACGGGAGAATGGATTCCACATCGCGTTCATCGTATTGCTCCAAGACACGTTTGTAGAGTTCTTGCAACCCGAGCGCCGCGCGCATGGCGACCTGCGCGAGTGGGGTGCCCTGGGCTTGCATCGCCACCTGTACAAGCTGAATGAACTGTGGGGCAATTTGGGCGCCAATTTGCAGCAGGGAGAGCGCGCCTTGACGCTCCACTTCCTTGTTGGCGCTGCCACTGGTCGCGGTGAGCGTCACGCCAACGCCAAACTCGGCGGGCTCCATCGGCGTGGCGAGCTTCTCGGCGACGATCGCGCCTTCGGGCATCCCGAGCATGTCCGTCATCATCTGGAGCCAGCGTTGGCCACCGATGTCTACCGGCTGCGAGATGAACTGCTGGCAGAGCTGCACCATGCGCAGGCCGACCACGCTCAGGCCCTCGTAGCGCATGTCCTTGATGGTCAGGTCGGGGCGGCGGTTGCCTTCCTGCAAGAGCGACAACATGGTGGTCGCGGGGGTGCGGCCCGGCAATTGCTGGAGATTCCCCAGCTGGATGTCCGAGATGCCGGTGCGTCGCTCCCCGAGCGCATTGACCATTTGTTGCAGCATCGGCAGCGAATTGTAGATGTCGGCCATTGGGAACACGCCGAAGTCTTGTCGCACATCGCCGTCGGTGAGCCAGACCTTGTAGGGGTACACCGGCTCGCCGGGGGAGATGTTGGCGCCGCTCTTCGCGACAATCATGCGCGAGTTCGCCAGCAGCACGTTGTCAATCGTGAAGTTCATGAGTTCGCTGGAGAGCGCCTGGAACATCTCTTTTTGTTCGCAGAGGCCGATGCCGTAGAAGCCATCGCCGGGGAAATAGCGGGTGGCGTCGTAGGGGCGCTGACCGTGGTGGTAGTAGGCGTAGACCGCGCGGAGGATCGTGCGCGTGGGCGCATGGTACCAGACCACGATGTCGTCTTCGCTGTCGCCTTGCGTGGCAAAGCGGGCGTGGACTTCCCACAACTCAATTTCCTTGGGCAGGTGCGAGGTGGCACCGCTGGGCGAGCCGCGCTCGCGGTCCTTGTCGAAGTCGTCGCTGTCCAGCGTGGTGGCGCTGGTGTTCCCACCACGCTTCACAAAGTCCAGCTCCTGAATCTTCACGTCGTGAGGCGGGCGCTCGGACTCCTCGAACTTGATAACGAGATCGAGCTTGTCTTTCGGGATGTTTGGGAGGAACGGCGCCGTGGCGCTCGCCAGCGAGCGCAGACGGTTTACGTTCACGCGCAAGCGCTCGGCGACCCACGGGGCGCCGCCCTGCTCGTCGGGCTGGATGGCGTAGCTGTAGCCGGGCAGCAGGAAATCGGGGAGGCGCACATGGTCCACATAGGGCGCGCTCACGATGCGCTGCTGCGGCTGCCGGAGGCCGAAGTTGTCATAGCCCCAAACGCGGCGGCTCTCGTAGTTCCAGCCGGTTTTGTAAATCGCAGTCCCGAGCTTGACCATCTCCAAGATCGCGCGCTTGTTCACGCGGTACATCTTGAGGAGGCGGTGGTCGAGCACTTGCAAGAAGTCTTGCAGCGGCTTGGCGGCGTCTTTCCAGCGTTCGTTCAGCGGCGACACGCTCCAGAGGTTTTCGGGGGCGTGAATCGTCTGGATGTGCTTGGCGTAGAGTTGGTCCGCGTCGGTCGCCGACATCGGCAGGACGTAGTTCGCGGCTCCCTCATACGGAAAACTCTTAATCGCCTGCTTGGCGGCAGGCCGGTACTGCTCTAAGTAGGAGCGCCACGCGCGCTCCAACCCGAGGCGCGCGGTCTGCGCGTCGAGCAGTTCAACGTCTATGTAGTCAACAAAGCGGGCTTCGCGGCCCGCCGCCCACTTAACGCTGTCAGCCACTCAACCCCACTTAACGACGCGGGCGCCGGGGTCGCTCGGACCCTTGGGGCCGCCCACGGGGCCGAACTTCTCGGTGCCGTCTTGCTTGGTGACGCCTGCGGGCAGGCCCTTCGCGCTCCCCGTGGCGTTCACGCCCTTGCGGCCCGTGCGGCGCTGCTTTTGGGCGCGGCTCATCCCACCCCATCCTTGTACGTGCTCACGCCCGCTGGTCGCTTGTCGCGTCCCCCGGAGGGCCCGGCGCGGGTGATCCCCGCGTCATGTGTCGTAACAGTAACACGAAGATTCTCCACGCCATCTGCCACGCGCACATCAGCAGGAGCACCCACAGCGCGAGGCAGAGCGTCGCTCCCCATTGTTGGAGCCGCGTGGTAGCTCGTGCGCGGCGGCGCTTCAGCCAGCGCGGTGTCATTGTACGTGTCGAGAGGATTGCTCATCGTTAAGCCTCCTGCGGGCTTGGTGTAGTTAGGCTTGGACATGTAGTAGAAAGTTAGCAATTCTTGGGCTAAACGGCAAGACCACGCCGGGTGCGGTAGGCGGCGAGTTCGAACTGCTGGCGTTGCGTCGCTGAACGGAACGTGGAGCCGGGCATCCTCCGCAGGTGCCGAGGCAGGTATGCAAGAGCATCCAGAATGTCTTTTTGGGCAGTACGAGGAAACTGCGTGTATTGCGTACGGAAGCCGTGGAAGTTCGGACCCTTCCCGATGCGGATTTCCCCGCGCTGGAAGTAGGGCTCCAGGCCCAAGATTCGGATGTCCTTGTTCATACGCCCAGGCGGTTCCTCGTCTATGGTGACACTCAGACCCGCGCGGGTAAGGTGTTCGCGGACAAGTTGGATGAACGCCGCCTGCTGACCAACGCGCTCAATCACAAGCTTTCGAGGCTGATAGCGCGTCACCCAAGCGACAATCTGCTGGATACAAGCAAGAAACGTATCCCTCTCGGCATATACATCGAGGACGTTGTGAGACCCAGTGCCGTCGCTCCCAACAACCACGATGGCCGCGCGGGCGCGGTCCTCAAGCTGGCGTACGCCGAAGCCGCCGGGGTCCACAAAAAACAGGACATCGAGATCGCGGATGCCAAGAACCTTCTTGGCGCCTGCACCATCGGTGTAAACAATGCGCTGCTCATCGAGCCAATCGTAATATTGGAGCCACTCCACCTTAAAGGTGGCGGTCAGTTCGTCCGACGGGTTATTTAAGATATTTGCAGCGAACAAAACTTCATCACGAATCCGCGACTGGGCCATGCGCTCCGCAGACCAAATCTCAGGAAAGGCTGGGCGCCCGTTTTCGATTCCTGAGCGCGTGAAAACCGCCAAGTCTCCAAGACGCTGCGCCGGAATAATTTGAATCTCACCGTTCGGCAATTTTGTGCGAAGATTGAAGACGGTGGGAGCTTCCCCGTAGCCAAAAGCCTTGTCCAGGTGATCGTACACATCGTCAAAGTACCAACGGGTGCCAACGAATGTGATCTCAGCATGTTCGTAGTTTTTGTTCAACAGCATATCTAACTGATTCACCCAACGCGACACGCCATGCATGATCTGCCAACTTCCCGCGCGCGCGTTTTCGGCAGCCTCCCGTGAGATCATGTCGTCCACAATAATGATGTCTGGGTGTGTTCCTGTAACCGTGCCCCCGACACCAATCACAAAAATAGAAGGTTCTTTTCGCGCAGACTTACGATTTAGAATAATGCGCGACGCCGACCAAACGGTGTCATTGAGGTCAGGCGGGAGTACCTCTGGAAAGAGTGCCCGAAGTACTTTGTTCGATTCAAACTGTTGCTTGATCGCATACAAAAAGTCTTTAGCGTTTTGCTCTTTCTCATTGGCAATCAGGATACTTAGGTCGGGGTTGCCACAAAGCCGCTGAATGACATAGCTCTGTGTCAAGATCGTGGTTTTCCCCGTCTCGCGGGGCATCATAATTTTGCGGTAGCGTGCCGTGTCAAGTGCGGGATGTCCTGTCCGGCGCTCGACAAAGCGGCAGAAAGCGCGGTGGGCGTGCTCACGAATGGGAACACGCTCACCATAGCCAAGGACATAAGAAGCAAACCAAAACAGGTCGGTAAGCGCGAGTTCTCTGTACTTTTCCCAGGCCGCGTCGCCCGCAACAAACTCCAACGATTCAGGCGGGGAGAGCGTATTCACGACGTTTCAACTGTTTCAGTTGCATAGCAAGACGGGCCTCGTTCAGTCCACGACATCTTCTGTTCCTTGTGGCAGGAGTGCTTCCACAACGACCTCGGGAGCCGCGTACTCTTTGAACCCCTTTAGTTGCTCTGCGCTTATTACAATCGCGACTTGTGTTGGTGCAACTGCCTCAGCACGCTTTGGGTAAGCCCTCTCAATCGCGGGGACAGTATATTGAGGAATCGCCCGGTAGTCGCCCTGCCGCACGGCCATCTCGGCGCCCTGGCGGTGCATCTCGATGTACACCGGGAGGTCCGAGATAAACTGTTGGCGGGCCGCTTCCATGCCGCCCTCTTCAAACTTCCGCACGACCTCCTGCCAGTCGGCACGCTGCCGGAGGCGGCGGACATGCGCCCAGGTGACAGTGGTGGGCCGCTGGTTGGGCCGCAGGTTCTCGTTCGCGATTGCGTTCGCGACCTTGACTTGCTCGTCTTTGGTGACTACATATGGCGCGGACGCCAGCCAGCCCGCGAACTTGAGCGTCCACAGGGGGAGTTTCCCCCGGACACGTGGAATGGGCGCTGGAAGGCGCTGGGAAAGGGGTTTGCGGCGCTTCTTGGGGACCACAAGTTCAAATGGCATGCATGGCAGCGGCCCGAGTCGAACGGGCGGACTCCACGTTATGAGCGTGGCGCAGGAGACCGTGCCTGCTCCGCTGCTGATGAAATCTACTCACACTTGCGTTGCGAGCGCAACACACTAGATTCCGAATCCCACCTTGCCTTAGGAGTCTCCACAATGGCCCTGATAACTGACCTGCCCAACTTCAAGCGCAGTGAGTTCAAAAATCCCCACTTGATTGCGCCCGACGCCGCCGAGTTCCTCCAAGCCGTCCGCACCCGCTACGGGCACCCGATTCGCGTCACCAGTGATGCCCGC